GCTCTTTCCAATCCTAACACCATATCTGCCAATTGTCCAATACTACCAGATCCACGCAATTGATTCAAGCTAGTTGCAGCGCCTTCTTCGTGGCCTTTGCCGTCCGGCCTGCGTAAGTGGGACACCACAAACAAACACACGCCTGTCTCTTGCACAATCATTCGCAGCTTGGTCATGATCTCGTCTATGGCCTTGCGCTCATCACCATGAGCCTGATCCGATACCACGATGCTCACATGGTCAAGTAGGATATAGCGGCAATTAAGTCCACGAGCAAAGTAGCGAACCCTATTGATAATGTTGTCAATAGCAGTAGAGCCAAAGCAATCATAAAAATAGAGTCTATGCGATCCGAGCGTTTTGTCGAATGCCTCTTTCTTTTGAATGTCATCAATTTCTACCTCGCTTAGATGTAAAGGCTTATTGACAGCCAGCGACATGATCGACAAAGCAGTGCGCTTGACTGATTCCTCCAGGAACATCACACCGATGTTGTCTTGGGTTTCACACAGTAGCTGCCATATCACTTCACGCATGAACTGTGACTTGCCAAGGCCGGAGCCAGCAGTGACAACTACCATCTCCTGCTGCCTTATTCCGCCTGTCATCTGATTCAGTCCAAGATAAGGATAGTGCGCCTGTGCCTTTGGTAGAGGCTGCATCACCAATTCAAGCAAGTCTGCTCCATCGATAATGCCATCAGGGACATACTTCTCAGCAGACCACCACTGCTTCACAAACTCGGCAGACTTGTTGTCCTTGAGATAGTCGCAGGCATCTTTGAAGCCTTGCTGCATCTTCATGATCCTGACTTTGCTGCCGAATAATTCTGCTACCTTTGAGGCAGCTTCGGAGCCAGCTTCATCAGCATCGAAAGCCAACACAATGGTTTCAAAGCTATCGAGCCACTCATACTGTGCCTGACAGTCTTTGACGGCTGACGCTGCACCATTCTTGATGCTGACAACAGGATACTTCGATCCCATCATCTGAAATGCTGCTAGTGCATCTAACTCGCCTTCGGTGATGGTCACAAATTTACCACCTGCATTCCAGTTAGCTTGTCCGAACAAGATAGCATCCTTGATGTTGCCTTGAGATCGGAACTGTTTATTAGGGACATCTCTAATCTTCCAGGCCACATCGTTGCCTTTGGCATCAGTGTAGGGATAGAAATGCTGTGTCCCAGATTGAGTGACACCGTAGGCTTCACAGGTGGCTTTAGTGATACCACGATCAGGTATCGATAGAACTTGCCCAGAAACGGCTTTTTTAGCCTCTTGGCTGGCTTTATAGTCATCCATTGGTATCACCCTATTCTGAGCCTTTTCAAGGCCGTCAGAGGCCTTAAAATGAGTCTTACACACAAAGCAATAGCCGGAGCCATCAGAGTAGACCGCTTTGCCATCGCTACTGCCGCAAGCGGAACACTCAGTGTGATGAGTAAATTTACTCTGAGTCTGCATCTTCTAGCACCTCTTTGGCGATTATGTTTGCCTTCTCTCGGTCATCTAATTCACTGAAATAGGCAAGAATGCCTAACATTTGTGCTGCCTGTCTGCTTTCAGGACTAACACGCAGAACCGAATCTAACACATCACCTAGTAATGTGTCAACATCTGTGTTGTGATAAACCAACAGATCGGTAACATCATTCACAGTGGTCCAATACATTTGTTCTTGTTCATGGATTTCCATCGTTGCCCTACCTTTCATTGTTCATTGTTAATGTTGTTAAAGTCTTTAAATAATTATAAATTATTAGCAACATAAGCACTATAGAGTTAATATAGTCTTTATTAGCAAGAATCGTGCCAGCTATCTGTCATAGTAGCAATCATTATGGGAATCATCAGCAAAAGGATCATCATCATAAGATTCCATTGTAGTGTCCCCTATATCGTCCATCTCTGTCATCAGTGAGATATTACCAACACCAATCACTTGATCTGAGACAGTGTTAAGGCAGTGTTTACATAATCCTATGTATTCCCTAGTGTGAATAGACCGCACTGTGGATTCATAGTCTGTCATTACGTCATTACAGGCTCTGCAACGCATTTTTAGCCTCCCTGTGCCGTTGTTATGGCCTTGGGAATACCCTGGCCTAGGTCATCTTTTTTGAGCGGCTCTAAAGCCTTATTTTCTGAGGGAGGCACAAAGCCGTGCTTTTTCCATGTTTTCATAACGTCAGTCTTCGAATGATCGAGATAAGGCCGATCAGGGTTACTTAGCAGCCAAGACATAATTAGTCCTTTCGTTAGTGTAAAGCATCAAAGCATCGTTCATGCAGCAGGTCAGGGAAGTTTTCCCGAAGAGTGTCAAGCTCTTCCTCGGTTAGCTCTTCCCCATTGTCAGCATACACGGCATAACTAAAAAAAGCATCGCAGAAGTCGGGATAGTCTCTAGAATCGATACCATCTACTTCTGCATCGACTACAAGCCTATCGTTTAAAATAAGCTGTTTCGATATCGTCATGATCTTCTCTCAATTCTATAAGTCTTTTAGTGATGTAATCTAGGTCAATATAAAGGCCATAAGCGTCACAAATTCGAATGTAATCGCTAACGCCTAAGTATGCCCCAAGGATACTATTTAGTCGGTCGTTTCTGTCTTGCCTTGTCATCATAATTGAGTGTCTCCGATAGTTAATCAAGGGACCAAGGTTTCATAATCATAGCCACTGCGCCAATTGCGAACAATAGGCCAGCAATCTGAAATGCTTCGTAAGTGCTCATTCTTCGGTTTCCTCAACAAAATAACCTTCTCCAACAGTCATAAAATTTGCTATCTCTATCCAATTGACGTCAGACAAAAAAGCTAGAGCATAGTCTTTAGAAAGACCTCCATTTGGGTTTTCATATTCAATTATGTCTGTAGCATATTCTTTTAAGTGATCAGCCAAACTATAAATGTCATCGTGTTGCCCAAAAGTGCAAACAATATCAATACCATCAAAAATCTCTAGGTTTACACGCCATGTGGCATAGTTAGTCCATCCATTGTGTTTAGTGTCATTCATGATTATCTCCAAAAAAGTGTTTTAAATTAAGCCAAATCACAATCATCATAATACTTTGCTACTGCTACGGCAGAGGCAAAACTACCACAGAATTTTGGAGGCAGTTCGTTGAAGAAAACACCCCAACACTTGTGGCCTGTTTTGTCCTCTGTTTTCTTAATTGTGCCAACGACTTCTTCATCTAGCCAAATATCATACTTGTTGTTTGTTCCTGGCTTTACTGTTCTCATTGTCTAGGTTCCTTTAGTTAGTTACTACAGTTAAAATTTTACAGACTTGGCTACAGAGTGCAAGTGCTAAAAATCTGCTGCTCTTACCTATATACACAATAGAATCATACCAGATAAAATGTAAGGTTATTTAAGTGTTTGATTTTATTGACTTCATGCACTGCAACATAGTACACTAGAGGAAACCCTTAGAGACAGCTGCAAGCCGTTGTGTGGAAATACAACATTGGTGCGCTGCAATATGGCATGATTGTTGCAGATGCACTGACCTGGTGCAGTGTTGGACTAAGGTGCACTGTAGAGGTGCAACATCGCCCCATGCACACTATTGGTGCACCACTGTCATCAATGCACTACTTTGGTGCATTAATGCTGCATAGCAACACTGCCACTGAAGTGAGTGCTAACTAACATAGGCGGGGGGTGGGGTTGTGGCAGTGCTGTGATAATGTTGGATCACCATAGCCACAAAAAAGAGCAAAATAGACGCTAATGCAAATGCATTTGCAATAAGCAATAAAGTCAATTAAATCAATGCTTTACAGTCAAGTGTAATGACTACACTGTTTGTCAAGAAAATCAGCAATGGAATCTGTGCACTGCGATAGGCCAGAGCAGGCAGAGATAACACTGATTCTGTGCACTAGAATAAAAAGAACTTGACAAATTAGTAAAAATGTGCTATAATCACCTCTATATTGCAAGCATAAGCAATAATCGTGTTATGATTTATAATAAATAAATACCTTTTATTTTTACCTCATCAGCGTTATCGGCAGTGCACACTATATAGTAGGAACATTAACTTTGGAAACAAAAGACCAAGATATGGTTCTTGTGTCTTCTTCCCCCGATGTGTTATCTTCGCCTGCACAAGTTGCTGTACCTGTGCCGACTAAGAATCCCAGAGGTGCTGGTCGTCCCAAAAAGACAGCCATCGAAGCGAAGAAGAAACGAGACCTCCGTGGTAGACCTCCTGGCGAGGCAGCAAGGATTAGAGAATTCCATGCTCGCCTGCTAACTACCAAGGGAGATCACATCATTGAGACCATCATTAAGAAAGCCTTAGATCCTACCGATAAGGATCAGGCAGCGATGCTCAAGATGTGTGCTGATAGGCTATTGCCGTTGTCTTACTTTGAAAAAGATAAGACTGGTGGCAACAAAGGTATAACTATTAACATCAGTGGTGTCGGCGACACAAAGATTGATGCCACCGATACCATCGATGCTGAGGACGTAGACTTTGAATCTAGAGATTAAGTTACTGCCTTGGCAACAAAATGTATGGAATGACGACTCTAGGTTTAAGGTTGTCGCTGCAGGCCGTAGAACTGGTAAAAGTAGGTTAGCAGCATGGATGCTCATTGTTGAGGCGCTACAGACCAATAAAGGTCATGTGTGGTATGTAGCCCCAACGCAGGGACAGGCCAGAGATATTATGTGGCTCACGTTGTTGGAACTAGGTCACCCTGTCATTGAGTCTAGCCATGTAAACAATATGCAGATCAGGCTAGTCAATGGCGCACAGATTAGTCTTAAAGGTGCTGACAGACCAGAGACAATGCGTGGTGTCAGCCTAAAGTTTGTTGTGCTAGACGAATATGCAGACATGAAGCCTGCAGTGTTTGAACAGATCCTCAGACCAGCATTGGCAGACTTGAAAGGCAAAGCACTGTTTATTGGCACGCCAATGGGCAGAAACCATTTTTATGACTTATACACCTATGGTTCTAACGGGAACGACAAAGATTATAAATCCTGGCACTTCACCAGTTTCGACAATCCGTTGCTTGACCCCAACGAAATCGAAACCGCAAGAAAGTCCATGTCTTCTTTTGCGTTCAGGACCGAGTTCATGGCCTCCTTTGAAGCAGCCTCTGGTGGCATCTTCAAAGAAGAATGGATAAAGATTGATGAGGAAGAACCTACTGATGGTAGGTATTTCATTGCTGTAGACTTGGCTGGCTTTGAGAATGTAGCCTCAGCCAATACAGCAAAAAAGAAAAGACTAGACCAGTCTGCTATAGCAATAGTTAAGATCACAGCCAATGGCTGGTATGTAAAAGATGTAGAGTTTGGCAGGTGGGACATTAAAGACACCGCACAAAGGATCTTTAATGCGGTTAGGGACTATGAACCTGTCTGTGTTGGTATTGAAAGAGGCGCACTA